ATTATGGAAATGCTCCCTAATAATGAATGGGGTGATGCTCATCTTGTTATTACAGGAGGCGAGCCATTGCTAGGTTGGCAACGTGCTTATCCAGATTTGCTAGAGCATCCTAAAATGGCTAGTTTGAAAGAAATTACATTTGAAACAAATGGTACTCAAAGATTAAGTGATGAATTCAAAAGTTATTTGTTTAAGTGGAAGAAACAAAATAAAGAACGTGAAATTACTTTTAGTGTAAGTGCTAAACTACCATGCAGTGGCGAAGCATGGGATGATGCAATACAACCTAATATAGTATGCGAATATGAATGGTTTGGAACAGCATATCTTAAATTTGTTGTAGCAACTGAACAAGATGTAGCAGATGCCGAATGTGCAGTAGGTGCATATCGTAAAGCTGGGTTTACAGGACATGTCTACTTAATGCCCGTTGGTGGCGTTGAAAGCGTATATAATTTAAATGCAAAGACTGTGGCATTAGAAGCAATGAAACGTGGATTACGATATAGTGATAGATTGCAAGTGCCTTTGTTTAAAAACGAATGGGGTACTTGATGAAAAGTGAAGAACTACGTAAGCATATAGTAGATACTATTTTAAGTTTTGCTGGACGTGAGAATACGGATGAAGTTAGAATTGAAATGTTTAAAGCGTTAGCAGATATAGTTAACGAAAATCCAACAAAATTAAATTTTATTGAACGAGTTATAAAGGAAGAATGTGATGAGAGATTTCATTAAAAGAATATTTGGTATTGATAAAATTGAAGAAGAAGCAAAAGCTGCAAGACAAGCCGCAGAAGAAATGGCTGCGAAAGTTCAAGAAACTGAAGCTAAACTGACTGAAGTATTAAAAACACCAAAAGAAATTGCTACTGAAAAGAAAGAGCCTTGGATATCTGTATTGGATACACATGTGAATCCAGAAAATATTCGAAATGGTTTCTTTGAGCTTGACTGGAATGAATACTTTGTGTTACAATTACGTACAGCAGGATATGTAGGCGATACAGATGAAGCCATTGTTGATTCGTGGTTTAGTGAACTTTGTCGTAATGTAGGTGCTGAAGAAGGTGTTAATATGGACCGTAGAGCAAGTGGTTATATTAATGTTAATAGTTTAGGTGATGGTAGAACGGAAGTCAGTTAATGTCAAAAACATATATTATAGTAGATACCGCAAATTGTTTTTTTAGAGCTAGGCATGCAATACGTGGCAGTTTAGAAGATAAAATTGGTATGAGTATTCATACTGTATTAGGTAGTGTTAGAAAAGCGTGGCGTGATTTTAAAGGCGATCACGTTATTTTTGCTTTAGAAGGTCGTAGCTGGCGTAAGGACTACTATGCTCCCTATAAAAGACAACGTGCAGAAGGTCGTGCAGTTGCTAGTCCAAGTGAGCAAGAAGAAGAACGTGTTTTTTGGGAAACTTTTGATCAGTTTAAAGATTTTATTATTAATAAAACTAATACAACAGTATTACAACATCCGCAGTTAGAAGCAGATGATTTAATTGCTGGATTTATACAAGCACATCCAAATGATAGTCATGTTATTGTTAGTACTGATGGCGACTTTGCACAACTAATTGCACCTAATGTAAGGCAATATAATGGAGTAATGGAAGTTACAACTACACATGAAGGATACTTTGATGCTAAAGGAAAACGTGTTGTTGATAAAAAAACTAAACAAGTCAAAGAGGCGCCGAATCCGACCTGGCTGTTATTTGAGAAGTGTATGCGTGGCGACACCTCCGACAACGTCTTTAGTGCTTATCCTGGAGTTCGTACAAAAGGGACAAAGAATAAAGTTGGTCTCCAGGAGGCCTTTGCCGACAGAGAATCCCGAGGATATAATTGGAACAATCTAATGTTACAACGTTGGTCTGATCACGAAGGTGTTGAACATCGTGTATTAGATGATTATAGTCGAAATGTTACACTTTGTGATTTGACAGCACAACCAGAAGATATTAAAGTATTAATTAAAGAAACAATTACAACTGCCACAACTGCTAATAAAAATATAGCACAAGTTGGAGTTAGATTATTAAAATTTTGTGCAGAATATGATTTACAAAAAGTCAGCGAACAAGTTACAAGTTACGTTGAGCCATTAAATGCGAGATATATATATGACAACAAATGCTAAAGTATTAGTGCCAGACCAAGAATGGTTAATTAAAAACGGTAGTGAAAAAATAGGTAGTATTAGTAAACTTAAAAAAGGTTACGTAGTATTGCATCGAGGTCAAGCAATACCTTTTAAAGATCTAGCAGAAATTAAACATGAGATTGGTATTGCGTTTTTTGAAGAGACAATCAAAAAAGCCAAACGAGAAATCAAAGAGCCAGTTAATTATAGCATATATGATTATCCCTGTAAAAATAAACCTTATGAACCTTTGTATAATGTACAAAAGAAATTACCGCTTTATATCAAAAGATTAAAGAGCAAAAGTCAGCATTGTGCAGGATATTACCTGATTAAATTTGGTAAGGGATGGGTTAAAAGTTTCTGTCCTAAGCTAATTACATTAGAGAGGTATCCTTATCAAGGACCTTTCAAAACAGAAGAAGAGCTAAAACCATTGTTAAGGGCATCGAATCAAAAATGAAGCAGTTAAACACAGTACCTATTGAAGAATTTTTAGATAAAACTAGAATAGCTATCAAAACTAATCAAAAATTTGTAAATCTTACTATCAAAGAAGCAACTGATTTACAGAACAGTTTATCCATTATAATGACTAGATTAACTGGAGAATTGGATCAAATCGCACAATCAAACAGCGAACCCATAATTGTAAAAATGGACGGCGGATCTTTTTAATAGTTTAAATAAATATATACGCACTTCGGAGCGTATGATGAGTCGGCCTAAACCAAAAATATTATTAGAAATAACCAATAAAAAAACATATAAAACAGAACAAGTTTTGGATGCCGATGCGATTTGGGCAGTATTTTATCAAGATAAACCAATTAATTTAAAAACTGGTAGTATGTTAGTACAGCAATCAGGACCAAAATATAAAAAAGTATCATTTAGTAATTCCGGACATGCTATTAATCTTGCAGAAAAACTCAATAAACAATTCAACACCGTTGATTTCTCAGTATATAAACTAACTACAGGCGAGAAGTTAACCGATGAATCTAAAGACTGAACTTACCAAATATGTAGCTATTCACCACGAATTGCCTACAGACGAAAAATCAATTAAAACATATATAGTAAGCTGGTGGGTCAATCCTAGACAGAAAGATGTAGGCGGCCTACAGTTAACATATGACGGATTTGCTAGGTTATCGGCTTGTTTTAAAGCCCATAAAGTCTTATTTGAAGAACCCATACCTTACAATAACAAAACTATATTACAATTAGATAATTTAATAAATTGTCCATGGTTTACATCAAACACTGAGATATATGTTTTTAATGAAAAAATGGCAGTTCAATTGGTGTTGTTTAATGGCAACGTCAATAGATTTTTATCTGCAAAGTCAAGAAAACCAATTCCCGCAAATTGACAAGACCACTAGTCTGCTATATAATTAGTACTTAACTTAAAGCAAAGAGCTTTACTTTTTATTATTTTTTAAAGGCACAAAATGGCAGAGATCAGCACTAATCGCACAGTTACTCCTAACGAAGCAAAACGCAGCATTCGTAAGTGTATTAAAATTCAACGCCCTGTATTCATGTGGGGGCCTCCAGGAATTGGTAAGTCAGACATTGTTAAACAACTTGGCGACGAACAAGATCGTGAAGTTATTGATGTGCGTTTGAGCTTATGGGAGCCTACTGATATTAAAGGCATTCCTTACTATAATAGTAATTCAAACACTATGACTTGGGCGCCTCCTGCGGAACTTCCAACAGATCCAGAAAGCACAGCAATTTTGTTCTTAGACGAACTAAATTCCGCGGCCCCTGCTACGCAAGCCGCGGCTTTCCAATTAGTTCTTAACAGACGTGTTGGCACTTATGTATTACCAAAAGGTGTAAGTATTGTTGCCGCAGGTAATAGAGATAGCGACAAAGGTGTTACTTATAGAATGCCTGCTCCCTTAGCAAATCGTTT